AGTAGAGTAGCATCTTGAAAATGCAAAATTTTTTTTATAAATCGTTAAATAGTTAATTATGAAAAGTAGTGAAATGTTAAATAAAATAAAAGCTATCCTAGACATTCAAGTAAGGCTTGAAGATAGGAAACTAGAAAACGGGACAGTTATTACGGCTGAGGCGTTTTCTCAAGGTAAAGAAGTTTTTATTAAATCTGACGACGAAAAGGTTAAAATGCCTGTCGGCGAATACGAACTAGAGTCCGGAGAGGTTTTAGTTGTAAAAGAAGAGGGTTTAATAGATGAACTTAAAGAAATAGAATTAGGTTACGGAGAGAAAGAAATGGAAGAGGAGGACGGAGACCGTAAAGAGGAGGCTGACGTTGCTGATTGGAAAGGTATGGAGAAAAGGATCCAAAACCTAGAAGATGCAATCGCAGATCTTAAAAAAGATAAAGAGCCTAACTCTGAAAAAGTTGAGGAGGTAGATACCGCAGAGCAACTTAAAAAAGAGGTTAAAGAAGTGGAAGTAAACGCAGCAGAGGAAGTTAAAGATGACGTCTCTAAAGAGGTCAAAGAGGAGCTTTCAAAGCCCGCAGCAGATCCTATCAAACATTCGCCGGAAACAGGAACAGGCGAAAGACCGAAAGGATTTACTTTTTCACAAAATAAACAACAGTCTATCAAGGATAGAATATTTGAAAAACTTAACAATTAAAATTTAAATAAAATGTCATTATCAATTACTAGCACGTATGCGGGACAATGGAGCGGGAAGTATATAGCCGCAGCTTTATTGTCGGGCGATACAATAGCAAAAGGAGGTATCGAAGTGATGCCTAATATTAAATACAAAGAGGTCATTTCTAAAATGGCGGTAAGTGGAATTATTGCTGATTCTACTTGCGACTTTACAGATGCGGGAGACGTTGCATTAACTGAGAGAGTTCTTCAACCGGAAGAGTTTCAAGTAAATACGTCTTTGTGCCTCACGCCGTTTGTTTCATCTTGGGAAGCAGCAGAAATGGGCTTTTCAGCTTATGAAAAAATGCCTAAGAAGTTTAGCGATTTCTTAATCGGCGAGGTAGCAGCTCAAGTAGCTCAAAAAACAGAACAATCTATTTGGAATGGAGCTAATGGTACGGCGGGAGAGTTTGACGGTTTCGTAACTCTTTTCAAAGCTGACTCAGACGTTTCAGATATTTCGGGAACAACTGTAACCTCAGCTAACGTAATCGCAGAAATGGGTAAAGTAATCGACGCTTGTCCGTCGGCTCTTTATGGAAAAGAGGATCTTTACTTATATGTATCTAGAAACGTAGCAAAAGCATATGTAAGAGCTTTAGCAGCTCAAGGAGGCGGCTATGAGAATAAAGTTAATATGTGGTACTCAATGGATCAACCATTAACATTTGACGGAGTTAATATTTTCTTAGCTCAAGGTCTTAATGATAATCAAATGGTACTAGCTCAAAAATCTAACCTATACTTTGGAACAGGATTATTAAATGATCATAACCTAGTTAAAACTCTAGATATGAGTAATTTAGACGGATCGCAAAACGTAAGAATTATAATGCGTTTTACAAGTGGTATCCAATACGGTTTCGGAAACGAGGTTGTATTATACGATCCAACAGTATAATAAATTAACAAGGGGTAGGATAGAAAACTACTCTACCCTTTTTTTTAACTTTTTAAAAATATAATAATATGGCTTGTGTTTTAACAAAAGGAAGAAGTTTACCTTGTAAAACCGGTTTTGGTGGAGTAAAGAAAATCTACTTTGCTGACTATGGTACTCTAGGAACAGTAACTATAAATGCTGACGGTACTATTGACGCAATAGGAGGAAGTCCGGCTTGGTTTGAGTATGACGTAAAAGGCAACTCAAGTCTAGAGTCTACTGTAAACTCATCAAGAGAAAACGGTACAACTTTTTTCACTCAAACAATAAATATAACTTTAGCGTTTTTAGATAACGCAACTCAGCAAGAATTACAATTAATTTGCGTTAGTAGACCTCACGTAGTAGTTGAGGATTACTTAGGAAAACAATACTTATGCGGTCTTGAGAATGGTTGCGAAGTAACAGGAGGAACGGTTGTAACAGGAGCAGCAGCCGGCGATCTATACGGATTTACTCTAACACTAGAGGGACAAGAGGAGAAAGCTCCGGCTTTTGTTGATGCGGGCGTAATTTCAGCATCTTCGGTAACTCCAATAGATCCTAACGCTTAATATATCTTAATTTTAGTTTAATTATAAGAGAGCGGCTTTAGGCCGCTTTTTTATTTTACAAATTTAAATTTACTTCTCGTTATATAGTCAATGATAGTATTAACGACAACCGCATCACAAACTTTAAAGGTTATACCTAGAGAATATCTAGGATCCTTTACTATTGATGTAAGAGATTCTAGTCTTAATAAATCATTTACATATTTTGAGGATACAGTTACGACTAATGGTAACTATATGGAGTTTACAAACAACTATATAGACGCCTCTAGTAATAGTATTTTTAAAGAGGCTAGATTTTATGATCTTGACTTATATGCTGACTTTAACTTTTGGAATACTAATTTAAGTTTATGGAATTTTTACGACGAAATTTGGCAAACGGACTCAGATCAAAAAGAGAGAATATATAGAGATAGAATATTTGTAACGGATCAAGACATAGATCAATTAAACGACAACGATCATTATAATATTAATAAGGATCAGTATACTACAAATAATTCTTACGATAATGAGTATATTGTAATATGAAAAAACGATTAAGAAATAAATTAGGACAATTTACTAAACACTCAAAATCTGAGGTTAGTTTTGTAAATCTTAACACTTATTCAGCTCCCGAAATAAAAGAGGTAGCTAATAAAGATTGGATTGAGTATGGAGAGGATAATAACTATTTTCAATATTTAATAGATAGATATAACGGATCTCCAACTAACTCAGCCGCAATCAATGGTATATCCCAACAAATTTACGGTAAAGGTTTAAACGCAACAGACGCTAATAAAAAACCGGAAGACTACGCTAAAATGATTACATTATTAAAACCTAATGTAGTACGTAAATTATGCTATGATCTTAAATTAATGGGACAATGTGCCGTCCAAGTTATTTACTCAAAAGACAGAAAATCAATAGCTCAGCTAGAGCATATGCCCCTAGAAACTTTAAGAGCTGAAAAGGCAAATAACAAAGGAGAGGTAGAGGCTTATTATTATTTTAAGGATTGGGCAAATATTAAAAACTCAGATAATCCTAAACGTATTCCGGCCTTTGGTTTTTCTAAAGAGTCTATTGAGATAATGTATATTCAACCATATTCGGCGGGCTTTTATTATTATACTCCGGTAGATTATCAAGGAGGTATTCAGTATTGTTGTTTAGAAGAGGAAATCTCTAACTATCATATCAATAACATACAACAAGGATTAAGCCCGTCAATGTTAATTAACTTTAATAACGGTATTCCTAACGAGGAAGAAAGACGTTTACTAGAGCATAAAATAGCTCAAAAGTTTAGCGGATCTAGTAACGCCGGTAAATTCATACTAGCATTTAACGACAATAAAGATGCTCAAGCTGAAATAACACCCGTACAATTATCCGACGCTCATCAGCAATATCAGTTTTTAAGCGAGGAAAGTACAAAAAAAATTATGTTAGCTCATAGAGTAGTCTCTCCTATGTTATTAGGTATAAAAGATAGTACCGGATTAGGTAACAATGCAGACGAAATTAAGACGGCCTCAATACTTTTTGACAATACAATTATAAGACCGTTTCAAGAATTACTTATAGAACACTTTGACAGATTATTAGCTTATAATAATATAGCTCTTAATTTATACTTTATTACTTTACAACCTTTAGAGTTTACTGAAATTGACGAGGACGTACAAGATCAAGAAACTATTGAGGAGGAGACAGGGGTAAAACAGGAGAGTCTAAGCGAGGATCATAGAGAAATGACACCGGAAGAGTCTGAGGATATTTTAGGCTCGTTAAAAGACTCCGGAGAGGTTATGAGCGACGAGTATGAGTTAGTAGACGAAATAGACGAGGATCCAAATATAGATCCGGAGGAGTGGGCTAACTCTTTAATAAGAGAAAAGAAAAGCACACTATCCAAAATTAGAGAATATGTAGGCCTAGTAGGATCTAGCGAAGACAATGTAGGATCTTTAAGAAACGGCTCAGCATTTAGTTATTTAGATTCTAAAAATGGACTATATAAAATACGTTATAAATATGCGATCGGATCTAGAAAACCTATGAAAGACGGAAATAAGTCTAGAGACTTTTGTACTCAAATGATGAAATTAAGCGGTAGAAATATCGTTTGGAGGATTGAGGATATAGATAAAGCTAGTTTTAGAGAAAGAGTAAACGTAGAGTTTAGACATAAAGGCAAACCTTACGATATATTTAAATTTAAAGGCGGTATATATTGCCGCCATAAATGGGTAAGAGTTTTATATAGGCTTAAAAAAGGATCCGAAGTAAATGAGAATTTAACAGATTATACAAAGGCAACTAAAAAAGAGTTTCCTAGTTATATGAAAAACAAAACCCCAAGAGGGACAAAAGAGAGCGTTATAGCTCCGGAAAATATGAAAAATAGAGGGGCATACCCTAAATAGAAAATTTATGGCGACGGCGTTATTTATAAAAACAGAAGATGTATTACGAAACTCGATAATGGACGGGAATATCGACGTAGATAAATATATACAATTTATTAAACTTGCTCAAGAGATAGATATTCAAAACATTACAGGAACTTCGTTATATAACAAATTCTCGACTTTAATTACGTCGGGGACAATAGATGACTCAGCAAATGCTAAATATAAAACGTTGTTGAACGAATACGTTGCTCCAATGTTAATTTGGTATAGTCAAGTTGCTATAATTCCTTTCATAGCTTATCAAATAAGAAATGGAGGAATATTTAAACATACGTCCGAGTCGGCGGAAACGGTATCTCGAAACGAGGTAGATTTTTTAGTCGAAAAGGCGAGAACTAATGCGGAATGGTATAAGCGTAGGTTTCAATCATATATGGATTTTAACCAAAGCAATTTTCCGGAATTTTATAATAACACCAACGACGAAATCAGCCCCTCAAGTGAGGAGACTTTTAATGGTTGGGTATTATGAGATATAAACCGAAAAAAAATAATATAGAAAAACTAAAAACTTTTCTAGAAAAAAAGAATAATAAAAAAATAATAAATAAAAATGGCAAGTCTATTTAATACTAAAATTAGCAATACATACGTCGGACTCCTTAAAATGTCCGATAATTTAATTTTAAGTAGCTCGTTAAGAGAGATCTCTGACGGCTCGGGAAATGGAGCGGGAGTTTATCTTAATACTAGCGGAGACTTGAAAGCTAGCGGGATCTTAGAATTTGGATCTTTAAAAGATACAGGCGAAAATATAACTATAACTAAATTTGTAGATGAGGCCGACGGAATTGCCTCAAATGATAATGATACCTCTATTCCTACCTCCGCAGCTATTGTAGATTATGTAGCTGCAAGAATTACTTTAGAGGATCTTGATTTTAGCGGAGACTCGGGAACAGGATCAGTAGACTTAGATAGTCAAGTTTTTGCTATTGTTGGAACGGCTAACGAGATAGAAACCTCAGCCGGATCTCAGCAATTACAAATAGGTTTACCTAGCAACGTAACAATTACTAGCAATTTACAAGTAAACGGTCTTTTAAAAGGTAACAATAATATAGTTATTAAAGATACTAGCGACCGTACTATGGCCGCTTTCTATGGTGGGAATAAATCAGAGCTTTACTTTAACGACAGTAAAAAATTCGAGACTACCTCAGATGGGGCAACTATAACCGGAGGCTTAACGGCTACCGGTAGCTCAACTTTTCTT